CCTTTTAGTACCCGAGTCAAATGCAAGGGTATTAATAAAAAGGTTTTAAGAAAGGAAAACCTCGGACTTTAGGGTACCGAGGTCTTTGTAGAATAAGAAAAATACTTTACATTAACCCCGATGCAGACTCCAATTTGACTCTGTGCGTGCAAAGGCAACTTGTGGCAGTCTGCCATAAGAATCTTTACATATAATGGGTTGATGATGAAGCATTTGCTTTCCTTTAAACATATAATTTATTTATATAACTTAACACCGTCAAACGTCGTCTCTTAAAGATTTATTTACTCTAATTGCGCTATCGAGTACACCTAAATGTACACCATTGCTTTCTGCAAATTTTAACAGGGCAGAAGTGTCCTTCGGAAAGCACATACCGCCAAATCCGAATTTACCGTCGGGGCCTGGTACTTTCATATGACTACGACCAATACGTTCATCCGACTTAACCATTTCAGAAACAACTTCATAGTTACAATTCATTTTCTGAGCCAACTGATAAATCTCATTCATAAATGAAACTTTAGTTGCAAGTAAAGTGTTGATCGTATACTTAGCCAAAGCTGCTTCACCTATGCTGCAATGATACACTGCAAAAAGATAAGGTTGCGTCAATCTAATGATACGTTCGGCCTCAAGAATAAATGCTTTGGTATTGCCACCGATAAACGCAAATTTGCCTGTAATAAAATCCACATTTGCATTTGCTTCAGTTAAAAATTCTGGAGCATGTACAAGATTCGGATAGATTTCATTTAGCTTTTGGTATACATCAATAGGTGCTGTAGACTTACTGATGATTACACCTTTATACTTTCGTAGCTTACCTAATACATTTAACAAAATACTTACATCACAAGTACCATCCTCACTTTGAGGAGTTGGAGTACAAATGAACACCCCATCGCATTCCATCAAATCTTGATAAGTGTGGGTGTTCTTTGTAGGGTCAATATCTATAATTCGGACATCGAGGCTGTCATTATCTTTAACGGCACTCAATATAGCGCCACCTACAACACCAACACCTACGATGCCGATTTTAGTTTTATGAATCATAATTATCCTTTTTTGCGTTCTACATAACTAACAGTAAGGTCATTACGACCTATTGCTTTGAGCCATGTATTTAGCCTATGGACAATAATAGAATCATCTGCGGGATTGTCGAAGTTGATAGTGACGTCCATAACGGTATCGCCACTATCAGCCTCTCGGCTCCCATAACTAAGGGTAAAGTTTTCATTTACCTTTTTTACCTTTGCCATAATGGCCCTTCATAGATTAAGCCATTGCTGGTTCTTGAGCAAGTGATTTAATTTCTGTCACTTCAAGATCTTCTTCAACTTTAGGCTTGGAGATTTTTGGTTGTTTTGCTGCAGGTGCAACAGCTTTAACTGGTGCTGCTTTAGCCTTTGGCGCCTTTGTTGCTTTAGGTGTAGTAGAAGTACTACCAACTTTCTTACCCATTGTTTCGATGATAAGACCAGACCATTGTGCAAACACGCCACCTTGATCCAAGAGATACTGACAAGCATCAGCCTTAGACATAGGGAAAGGCATCTCAATCAACTCCAATGGAGAATGACCGCCCTTGGCCAATACTTTAGTACGAGAAACGATATCGTTCGCAAAACGAACCTTAGTGATACCATGTTGAGTAGAAACACCGACAACTGAAAATTTAGACATAGTCTTTTCCTTTAAAAATGATATAAAAACTTCTCACCAAGAACTCACTGTTCTTACCTTAATTATATAGCCTGTAGCACTCTGTGTCAAGCATAAAGTTTTCAAGTGTTGTTCTTTCACAACACCGCCTTAACTTTGGCAGAATGTTTGCACATTTTACGGAATTGGAAACCAACGCAATCACAAGTGACATCTCCATCTGCAGAAATGACATTGTATATCTTTCCTGATGATTTTGATTTGACTTGGAAGATGCGCTCAATGCTTCGCTCTTCTGAAAAAGTATGCCCAACTATAAACTTCTTATGAATATAGGATATGGGATATTCCGGGTTGCCGGTACGAAGAGAGACATAGTCTCGGTCTAACCATTTCGGATTAGGAACGACTTTGCCCTTGAAGGACTTGACGTCGAACTCTTGACCTAAAATGTTTGACTTCCACTTTGTCGTCAATTCTATATCTGCACCAATTGAAAAATTCATAACCTTTTCCTCATTCGAACCATTATTATATAACCGTTTGTATCAGAAGTCAAGCATTTTCTGCCAAAAAAATACCCCAGTCCTTGCTGGGGTAAAATTAAATATTAATTATTAATCTTTAGTTTTTCGGATTTCTGCGTCGTCGGTAAGCTCTATAATACCTTTATCTTCAAAAAACGCCACCGTGTCTCCAATTCCTTGTTGGTATCCATAAATCTTGCATGCCCAACACGCACTCAATAATAAAATAATTTGCACGATATCATAAAATGTAAATGTAATGTTTTCCATTCTTCTTCTCCTTATAATTAAGTTTGAATTTAATGATAAATCCTATCATTCGTTCAAATCATAATCTACATCATACACAAACCAATCTTTTTGTTTCTGTCTAAGATTTTTGAATTGGTTGTGCTCGATTAAAAATTTAGCAACCAGACTATTTTCTAAACCGTATGCCTCGATCTCCCAAGGTTGATCCCAGTAAGAAATATCGTCCTCGTATGTTTCTCCTCTCCATACAGTTACATACTTTGTCTTTTTATACCTATCCTTCATTTCGCCCTTAGCCATTTGCTTAAGGTGCACCATCTCATGAGCAAGAACAGAAAACATATGAATTTTCTTTCTTGTTCTTTGTATGTCTATGTTGAATGTTCTAGGTAATGGTAATCCTTCTTCCTCAAAATCGCAATAGCCACCTGCATCTAATTTATCTCTGATGTAGATGTTTAGTGTAATATTCTTATCTAATTGCGGGGATATTAGCTTTTCGGCAAAAGAACTTGCCGCCAATTTTAATAGTTGTGTTAGGTCTCTATCTTTAGCTCCGTTAACTTTGACTATCATAGTTTCCCCTTATTGGATTACCTTTTATTTATAAATGTCAGATCTCCTAAGTTACTAGGACTCTCAATTTTTTGAGTGGATTCTAGTCCTTGTAAAATTTTTAAATCAACAATGTCAATAGGAACAGGGGATTCATCTAAAGTAGGAGCAGTATTTGCTTTTGTTTTTAGACTGCTCTTTGCTAATCGACTATTTGAAAGTGTTTGCATATCAAATCCTTATTTTAGAAAAGTCTCGCTTGTTACTAAAGATGCCATCGAATGCTGGGTCTGGTGCTGGTCTCGGAGCAGGACGTTCTTGTCTTTCATGTTTAATACCTGAATCAGTAATACCCTTTTGTGCTGATTGTTCTAGATCATAGAGTTTCATCTTTGCCCTATCGACACCAATCACAAATCGTTTATTTGTTGTAGGATCGTTATAACGATTCTTCAACTGCTTTACCATAAGCTGATTCAATGCTTCCATTTCTTCAGTTGAAATTAAAGCAAACATGAAGTCTACTGTCGCGGGCAATCCAAAAGATTCAGAAGTATCTGTCAATTCAACATCTGTGTTTCCATAACCACCTCGAGTAGTCTGTGTAGCTGATAGAATAGGAACATTCTCTTCAACTGCCAAGCCTCGAAGTTCTTCGGCAATAGATTTAATTAAAGTATAAGAGTTAATATTAGCTCCACCTTTAAATCTAGAACTTGCACAAATATTCAAATAATCAATAATGATTATATCTGGCTTGAATTGTTTCTTTAGTTGCAACTCATTTAACAGAGCTTTAAAATGACCAGAGTGTGCTCCAGCTGTAGGATATTCTTTAATGATCAACTTGCCTTCGGTCTTGTTACGAATTTTCTCAATACGATTATCGAACAATGCCTTCGGAAGTTCTTTTAGTTGATCCATAGTGATGTTCATTAAGTTTGCATCAATACGTTCCGCAATACGTTCTTCAGCCATCTCCAAAGTAATATACAAAACATTTTTACCCTGTGCCAATACTGATGCTGCAACGTGACACATGAATAAAGATTTACCTACGCCAGTTCCTGCCAAACAAACATTCAATGTCTTATTCGGCATACCACCATTAGTAATTTTATTAAAGTAATCTAAATCGAAAGGAATGCGAGATTCTACTCTGTGGTAAAATTCATACCGAGTGTCTGCACTATTTAGATAGTCATGTCCTACATTGTTGTCAAAACAAACGCCAAGTGCATCTTGTAAAAGTTGTGGGATGCCATCTTCAGATTTGCTGCTGTCTCTACCATCAATGATTGCGATTGACGATAGAATAGCATTGTAGATGGCTTTATCTTTACAGAACTTCTCTGTCTCTTTATAGAGCCATTCTTTATTATGTTCTGTAGAATCAAGATCGTGAATGTATTCTACGACCTCTTTATATTGATCTTCATTTAAAGACTTATCATTTTGAACAGCAATGACCAACGCATCCTTGCTAGGTATTGCATTGTAATCATCTATAAAGCCTTTGATCTTATCATAAATTATTTTCTCATTATTTTCTATAAAGTAATCCCGCTTCAAAAACGGAATTACTTTTCTCATAAACTCATCGTCATTCGCCAGATTCTGGAGAATTACTTTTTCGATTTTCGTATTCATCCACTGCCTTTGTAATAATATCTGTCATGATCTCGTTAAGAACAACTTCAAACTCTGGACCACTCACATCTTCAATTGATATGCCTTCAGGGGCACTGACTACAGTATAATCTAATTGCAAATCTTTGTCACCATCTTCTTGATCTATCTCATTGATAGAAAAAGATGTACCGTTATACTTACCGTCTGTGACTTTAATACCCCAGACTTCTTGATTTTCGTTTCTAATTACCCAAGGTTCATACTTGACTGGCATGTTCATACTCCTCGTCTAATGATTCTCCAGACATCTCTGTGCCCACCATATCAATTGCTGCTACCTTATATCTACCTTCGATATAATCGCGGAATGCTTTAGATGATAAAATTGGCATCCAGAAGTCTTTTGTGTATGTGTCTTTAACACGGTATTTCTTTTCTTCAACTTCACCTGTTGCTGGGTCTACTTTTGAGTACCAACCATTAGATGGCTTAACAATAAACTTGCCTTCGATTGCTACATCTAATAAACCAGACCATGTACTAATACCACCTTCGAATGTCACTTCAACAGGGATCTTAGATTTTTCACGAACGAATCTAGATTTTTCGACATTAACAATAAAGTTATATCCAATAACATCTGTTCCTTCTTTTTCTTGTTGGCGACCAATAATGAAGATGTTGTCTGCAGAATAGTAAATGCCGGTACCACCAGAAACAATCTGTTTAGGGAACAAACCAATTTCCTGATAGGTATGGTTAACAACAACCATCGGAATATCTTTAATATTCAAATGAGGTGTAACCATTCGGAATAAGCTCTTCATCTGTTTAGCTCGAGTCATATCTGCAACAGATTTACCTTCAAGTGCATCATCGACTTCTTTCTTAGATGCAAGATTGCCAACCGAGTCTACAACAATAATAATATGATCGCCTCGTTCAACTTGATTGATCTGAGACATGATATCGAACTTTAATTGTTCAATATCTGTTATGGGTGTATGAAGTACTCGATTGGTATCGATCCCGAAACTATCAAAGTAAGACTGAGGACTGCCAAACTCAGAATCATAAAATAACACAACAGCATCTTCATATTTATCCATATAAGCTTTTGCAAGTAACAAAGAAAACGCTGTCTTAAAATGTTTAGATGGACCTGCAAAAACAGTTAACCCTGGGGTTAACCCACCTTCTAAACTACCAGATAGCGCAACATTAATCATAGGAACAGAAGTCTGAATCATATCCTTCTTATTGAAGAACTTTGATTTATTTAAAACTTCTGTTTCCTTTATGGTAGAATTCTTTTTCAATTTGTCAAGTAAAGACATAACAACTCCTTAAGTATATTTCAATATTATATAGCATAATGCAATAAATGTCTAGTCATTCTTACCGCACTTTGCCCTTTTATCTTTGGTCAATTTGCCAAAGTCAACTTTCCATTCTGAACCAGGCGCTAATTCTGTTCCCTTTTTAGGAGTAACAAAATTAATACCTGCCTGTTTTCTAATATCATCTACACGTAAACGATATTTCGTTAAATCATTTCCTAAATTAGGATATGGCGCAACGTGAGGAAACATCCAACCAGCATATTCACCTGTCTTATTGTTAATGACAATTTTATAATATGCAGTAGGAACAATTACCCCCGATCCAATTTTTTTATCCTTATCAGTATAGATACCGCCGCCGATAACATTATATGAATTATTTGTTTGCGATGCCCAACCTCTAACAGAAGTTTCAAGTAGTTTCCAAATGCCTCTGTTTAATGAGCCAGCTTGCGGAACCATATTTGTCATTAAGAATGATTCATATTCTATTTGTTGATCCCATGATAAATCGCCATCTGGTACTACGTGGCCTTTATCATATCCTGTGCCGGCATAGTCATCTGGCTTTGGACCATTCTTAATAGACTTGTCTGCAACGAATGCATTTGTTCTTGCAATGCAACCAATGGCATTGTCAGGTTGCAAGGTGTACGCTACGTATGCTGGAATTTTTGCAGTAGGATCATATGCGACAAGAAAAGCATGTCTGCAAATAGGTTGCAATTCTTTCTTTGTTTCTGCAAATCCATATGGTGCGTGTATTCTACATTCCTGTACAGGTAGGGGAGCTCTTTGTTCCCAAGCTTGTACTGATAGCCCTGCGAATAATATAAACGCAATTAATATTTTTTTCATCCGAATAATCCTTCTAATGTTGCTTGTGGTTTAGCAGACCAACCGATACCTGTTAATATTGTATTCATAGGTTCTAGAAAAGATTTGTCAAACATTTTTTCATAATCAATAAACTTTAATAGGTCTAATTCAGGAGGTATAACAGTATTGAATGCTATACAATTTTCGCCGATAGTGTTTGGTTCTTTTAGATAAACAAACTTGATCTTATCGCCTTCTTTAATCAGCTCATATTTCTTTCTCAAGTCATTTTTGTTGATATAGAAATTATAGAGCAAGGCTCCTCTGACATGCATCGGAGTAGCCTGTTTATATATATTGTTTCTGTCAGTATATTTTTCTACTCCATTTACACCTCTAGGGAATGAAATATCTTCTGCCTTCATTTTTCTAAAGTCTGTTTCAAAACCCATGATATAAGATTGCAATGTATTTTCATCTGAAGTAAGAACTAATTTAACAGCTTTGCGAAGAGCTTCTCGAATAGGTTCAGGAGTAGATGATCTAACAATCTCCAAGCCCATAACCTTTAGCTTAGGTTCTTTATATGTAATGCCTTCATTATTATAAACATTCAAAGCATATCGTTTCTTAGCTACCCACACACCTGTTTCCGCAATCGCTTCTCGTTTAAATACAATTTTATTCTGAAAGGCATTGGTGTATTCTGAAATTTCACTACATACCTTATTCAATACTTCTTGAATTTTGGTCTCACAAATTTTATCTAGGATGTCAACAATCTTTTCTGGTTCTTTATCTTTATAGTATTTTTCTACAAGAGGATCTAAAGTAA